GCTACATTCTGTTTATTTCTAATTCGTAACCTCTTCTTTTTATGAGATAAAAACTTATCTCATTCTCAATCACTTATAAAAAATACGTACTTTCTGGATAAAAAAGATACTTCTTGTGACACACTACATATACACCTCAATTCCATTCACCTCAAATATACAAACATCTCGAAGCTGCCGGATTTCGTTAGAGTCCAGCAGCTTCATTCTTCTTGTGCCTTTGTAGAAGTCATATTTGAGGGAAATGCAGCGGTGCCAGGACTGGATTTCACCGCTGCGAGTCCATAGACGGATGTCGATGGGTTCGGGACTGGAGAGGATTTTGCGGAGGGTGGTGATGTGGATGGATTGCATAGTGATGGGCGTTAGTCGAAGGTGCGGTAGAAAGGATCATCGAAGATGTTGTTGCCGTAGTCGATGTTGATTGGGAGATGATGGCTGCTATACTTGTACTTGAACTTGATGCTGTTCGTGGCGTTGTCGGCATCGGAGATTTCACTGTTTATGTCAGTGATGGTGATGGATGCCAGGGCACCACCTATCTCAACGATGTTGACATAGCGAGAAAGGAGGAGCTGGGAGAAGTGCTTGGCTTCCTCGAAGGTAAGCATTGAGGACTCCACGTCATACTCGTAGGCGGACTTGTCATCATAGAAGGTGGTGACACCGAGCGAGGTGGCAGTGGAACGGTCGAGATTGAGCTTGCTCTTGGTGACGCAAGTGAGATGTATGTATTCATCGCAGTTGAACTCATTGCGCACGAGCAGCGTGAGGTTCGGCGTGCGGTCAGTGACATAGAACGTCTTGGCAAGAAAGCCACGATGAACGGTGAACTGTAGCAGTCGGCACTTGTTGCCGATGCGTGTTTCTATTCCAATAGGACTTATAATGTCACGTATCAAGGTGGTGTTCTTGGTGTCCACTTTAGCATCCTCGATGCGCACGATGCGAGGTGTAGACTCGCCATCGAAGAGAGCCAGGCACTCGGTGTAGCCCTGCAGCGTGACATCAGGCAAGTAAAACGCCGAAAGAGTCTGAAACGAATTGCGTGGAATGGTGAACATCGAGCGTGTGGTGAGGAAGAACAGCTGTACAAAGCCCATGGCATTTGTGGCGAGGCTCAGACGAGAGTAAATGAAATGGCGCTCCGGTGTGGTCGTCTCTTCAGTCTTTGTGTCCGCCGTGATGACAAAGTTGGCGAAGACACGTTGCTTATCCAGCATGTGCCCCTCGATGATGGAGCGAGCATCATAGAGCATGACGATGTTGTTGTAAGGATAAAGCGTAGTTTCAAAGATAGTGTCAGGACCACATGCGATAGTGACATATACCGAAGCAGCATCAGAAGATATTTCAATCTCCGATGGGATGTTGCAAGTGAAGACGTAGAGAGAAGGATTATAATTGATTTTCAGCATGACCTTTTTGTTTTCAAAGATAACAGGCTTTGCCTGTATAAGAAAAGACCTAACCGCAGCGTTGCTCTGCACGGCTCGAAGGACAAAGGGCTTTAGTATGGAGTGTAGGCAAGTGCGGACTTGTTACGATCTTGCAGCAGCGACAGAAGAAAGCCCGACTCCTTCGAGCCGGGCGGAAGTGGAAGACTGCCTAAGCAGCCTTTTCAGCCTTTGGCTTGCGCCCTCTCTTCTTCTTTGGCTTTTCCTCTACTGGAGCTGGCTCCGACTTCTGCACCTCCTGCACCGTGGGAGCTGTGGCTCCCTTAGCTTTTGCAATCTCTTGCGAGAGGCGTACGAGGCAATTATCAGAGATGTTCAATCCCAACCTCTTTTTGAGGAGGAAGGCGAGGCGCATAGCCTTGTATGCACTTGTGCAATACATCTTATCTGAGCTGTTATCGCTTGTGTAAACGACCCATACATTGTTTGTGGACTTGCCGGAATTGGCTTTAGCTGCTAAAATGACATTTGAAGTATTCATAACTTTCTTATTTTAAGAGTGAAACAACCTGATTAGTGAATGAGATAGACTTCGATATAGCTGATGTCTACAAAGCTGTCAGCTGCGAGTGCTTCTGCCTTGGCGCTTGCCTCAGAATGGCTGTCAGCCTCGATTTCATATTCGATATACTCGCCATCCTCTCCATTGATGACAACCTGATAGAGATTGCTTGACAATTCAACCTGTCTTGAACTTCTTTTACCGAAGTGATATTCTGAATTAAAAGTGGTGTGTACCATAATCTTTAAATTTTTATTTGTTCGACTTAAAAGTGAAGCACCGAAGTGCTTTTGTAATTTTTACGTGCATACAAGGAGCAGCAAGGAGAAGGCATGTAAATGCAAGGGATAGCCAAGATTATTTCATCCTTCAGGGCTTGAAAGATTTTGGAATGAGGCAAACCTGCCCCAAAAACTTTTGAAAAAATCTTAGGCTAAGCGTGGAGCGCGACCCTTTCAGAATGCCGCTTGCGCTAACTTTGCAAAGGAAAAATCATAAGCATTACATTTGGTAAGTGCTTCACGTCGAACAAATAAAATGATTTGGTACGAAAGAACACCACTTCAGAATATTACTCCGGAATAATAAAAGAAGAAGACTGGTGATATGAATTGTGCAATCTCTGTTGTCACCATAGGATGGGATGGCTACATCTTCCATGATGAAATCGTGGCAGACAGATACCTATCTTTTAGGCAAGCAGAAAGGTGGATGTGCTTGTGGCTACAAAAATGAACATCAGCAGTATCGGAGTTCATTCACTAATGAGAGTGTGGAACGGATGAGAAAAGGCAAATATGAATACTTGTCATTTTGGTGGCGAAATAAAAGCCGATTCGTCCACAGACAATGACAGGGACGGTGGAACAAGCTACCAAGATAACAGCATAGGAAAGATGCACAAAGTGCAGGAAAGGCGGTGCGCCACGCCTTACTCCTTTGAAAATCGGGATTGGCTACCTTATGTTATTGACTCTCACGCCTGAGAGATTGCAAAAGCCAAAGGTGCAAATAGCGAAGCGAAGGAGGGGCTGAAGACGGAGCATACCGCTGAAAAAAGAAAAGCCTTCATCCTGCGATGGGCGCAAGACAAAGGCGTATAGGAAAGGGTGATTAGGCAGTGTTTCACTTCAACAGAGTTAAAGTAACTCTATATGACCATACCCTATAAAATAAGTAACGCCCCCCAAGTATGCTGCTCGAAAGCTCGCCTGGGAGGCCTATTATCTTTAAGTTTAAAAACTATCTATTAAATTTTCTGCTGCAAAATTACGATTAGTTTTTGTGATAACAAAGTTTTTCAAGCAAAAAAATGTTATTTCCAAAAATTATCATCTTTCCAATTAGCAGGAAATCCCATCGAATTAAGGTTTATTACGTGCGAATATTTTTCGAGCAAATCAACCAATCGCTTTTTAAATGATGTTCGTGGGTTTATTGTCTGCAACAGGTAGTATATCATACACACAGAATAGTACACCTTGTTTCTTTTTGCCGTATCAGGGTTGGAGATCCATTTGAGATTTCTTGAAAACTCCAGTTTCTCTGGCACAATATTCATATCTCTATTCCACATTCTTGAATGATGGGCACACAAGTTTCTTGTGAAATTCAAAGCATGAAGCCACGATAGAAATGTTTGCGGTGGCAAAGAAAAATACTTAGCAATGCCAACAATATCAGCACGTCTCTTTAATCCGTCACAAATACGAGATAACTGACTGAAATACATTATTTCTACACTCATCCAAGATGGCGGATTTTCCGGTTCTGAATAAGTGTCGCGATAATGTTGGATAAATGTTTCAGAGCGGTCGTTATGCAATCTATCCTTAATATGTTGCTGCATATCTGCAAAAACATCATCAGTGAAAGTTGATCCATCTCTACGTCTACGAGTTATTGGACCTTTGAAAATACTACGATTGTCTTGCCAATGTGAGCCGTATTTCAAACTTAACTGATTAACGATTTGGGTTCGTATTGCTATCTCAATGCGTTCAATGGCATCAAATAAAAGCAAACGCAATTTGCGGTCAAATTTATATAAATCATAGACCATTTCCCAAGTGGTATCAGGAACGAATCTGTCAATAACAACACCATTTTGACATTCCTTAAATGGAAGCATATATGCACTAAGTCTGTAATAACTGATGTTGGCAAGAGTTTTCTCCACCCTTTTCTTATTGTTTACAACAAGCCCCCTGGCAATAAGCAAGTCCACTTGTTGCGAGAATGTTAGGGCCGGTTTATTATATTTTACCATGATAATCAAATTTAGACTGCAAAGATAACATAAAAATGGCGTACTTCATTATTTCAAAGCTAAATACTGCAACATTTATTTATCTCACTCCACCAATAGCAATTGGATATAAATCGTGCTGTGGGAACTTCTCGCAGCCGATATAGAGGGTGTCGAAGGCATCAGTGCCGTCGGTACGGTGTTCGAGAAGGTCTTCTTCGGACTCCGGCTGCTTCTCCATAGACTTGTTCTTGCGGAAGCCGTTGCGTCCTCGCTCCACTCCTGCACTTTGGATTGCTAAGATTAGGTCATCGTTGTTTTGGCGGTTGAAGTACGGCATGAGGCGTTGCTTACCGGCAAAGCCCTGGTTGATGAGAAGGTATTTCTCATCGTGTCGCATCGGATTACCGAGGTACACGTCAATGACCTGCCATCCGTGGCGCTCGAACTCATGGACTACCACCCAATGGAAATCCTGGTCGTTTACGGCATAGTTAGAGCCGAGGGCGGTGGCATCATAGTAGTAGATGACCGTCTTGTTCGGATGCGGAGCGTAGTAGGTGCAGAAGTCGGCAACGAGCGCAGGAATTTTGCGCTCGAACTTCACATAGAACGATTTGAGTATGTTCAGGCGGTTGGCACGAGGCTGACCGCACACAATCCAGTTGATATTGGCATTGTAGTCCATGCCGATGCAGAGAGGTTGCATAGGGTCGATGTCCGAGTCCGTGCGACAGTCGAGCGAGCTGTTAAGCGTAGAGAACTGGTTAGTTGCGTGGATAGTGTAAAGATCCTGCTGCGCCTCCTTGATGATGCGGTCGTAGCCGAGCGAGTCGAGGTAGTCAAAATCCGAAGCATCATACTTGTGGTACTCCTGCATTGACGAGTAGAAGCCATCGTGCGAGATGCCGATCTTCTGACAGAGGATAGAAGTCTGGAACGTCTTCGGCGTGAGGTCGCGCTTCATCTGCCGGATGTACTCTTCACCGAGAAGCTGTAGGTTTTCGAGGGTGGAATACTCCTTATAATAGACCGCCACCGAGCGCATCTTGTTAAGCGACTGGTCGAGCCATTTGAGGTAATTAGGCAGATAAGAAGGAATGGGCTTGCGCAGCTCTTTGAGTTGTGCAATGCGCTCCTTCGTCTGCCAAATCTTGTAGATTGTGCCCTTTATGGTGTCAATCAGTTCTGTGTCCATTTTATCCTCGTAGTGCAGGAACCAAGAACCCTTGGTAGTCTGAGGCATATCCGAAAGCACCATCATGCTATGGTTAAAGCTGTGGTGCCCGAAGTACGAGCGTATGCCACCATTTGCAGGTAGAGTCTCGTCCTTCAGCTTGTTGTAATCAATGAACTTCGCCTCGTCAATGAGCAGCCACGAGAGCGTGAGCGAGTTGGAAGAGCCAGGGCGGTCCTGACTGATGATGATAGCCACCGAGCCATTATAGAACGTGATGACATGCTCATAGTCAGCAGGTTCGGTGATTGGCTTCGCGAAGGACTTCGGCGGTTTTCTGCCTACCACATAATGCACGCCATTGATGTACCCCCAACGCTTCCATGCTGCAAGCAGCCCAGGGAGCGTGTTGGTCAAGCCATGCTTGAACGTCGGCACGACGATACCACCAGTAGATCCAGGCATACGCTGCATGTTACGCAGCACGAAAGGCGAGGCGATAGAGTCCGTCTTGCCCGTGCGTCGTCCAGCCACGATGACCGTAGTCTTCGCGCCGATGTATTGCGTAAGAAGCTGAGGTTTGTTGAAGTACACACGCTTAGAGTGTTGCTTCGCCTCGATGTCCCATAGAGAAGTATCAACTTTGTTCGTCATTGTCTTCAGGCTTAAAGATGTCATCAAGCACAAGGTCTGCTTGTTCGTATTCGATATTCTCCGTGTCCGGATGCGACGTGGTAAGCTCCTGCGTGAGCTTTCGGATGCGGTCGTCGATGTTCGGAACTGGCGTGATACCCACAACACGTGGGTCCGTAGTCGGGAAGAACGGTTGGACGACAATCATGTGATACGGCACAGATTGCTCGTCCTCGATGTCAATGCGGTTGAACTTCGCATAAGAAGTGGCCGCTTTCTCCATTGTCTTCGTGTCCTTACGCTTCTTCGCCATCTGATACGTCTCCATGATCATCTCGTTATACCGCCAGCGGTGGAAGTCGCGCGTACACTCAGATAGGTTCGGTAGCAGTGCCTTGACTATTTTCAAGTCAGCATACGCCGTGACTTGCGACAATCCGTATCGGCTACGCAGCTCATCGACAAACTGACGATCCTTCATGTCAGGGTTGGCGATAGACCATGTGACCATGTCGCGCAAACGCAACAAGTGCTCCACTTGTGGAATGGGGTAACGCACCTCCAACTCCGCCTTTGCGGTGTAGAGGTCTTGCTTTGCTATTTCTATGATGTTTAATTGCGACATGATTGTTGGTGTTATCGTTATGATGGTAAGCCGAACTAAGCCTTTCTAAGCCTGTCTGAGCCGTGGGTGTGATGGCTATGATGGCTATTCATCATCCTCCATATCGAGGAGGTTGTTACGGGTGTTTTCAAGAGCGAATGGAGAGCCGACGTAGGCGAGCTGCATCTCCTGATGCAATAGCTTGACACGTGAAGCAGCCTTGCCACGGTGGTAACGCTGCGAAACGGCTGTTGTGCGGTCAGCAATGTCACGGCGTAAATCTTCTGGTGGAACACCGAGAATTACAGCCATATCGCTGATTTTGAGGTAGATTGAAGCATACTGCTCAATCTGCGTTAAAGTTTCTTCTGAGTATACCATATTATTTTAATTGTTAGCATCGGCTGCGTTGATGCGCTGTTGGAAAAGGTCGGTTAGCGGAACGGAATGGTTCTTTATAAGATCCATGACGGACGCATGAAGGGTGTTGAAGATGTCGGGCGAAGTGGAGATTAACGTGGACTCATGGCGGTTGCCTCGTGTTAGGTTTTGCGAGGTGACGACACTAATCTGTTCTCCAGACTCCGCTTGCACGAGAAGGATTTTAGAATGGTTGTCGGCAAGATAGGTGCGCTTCATCGTCTGCGTGATGAACGCCCATAGCTTTAGAGTCTTGTTCGTAGCCTTATGGTCGAGCACAAGATTAAAGGCAGAAATGTTGCCGGACTTCTCGATAAAGAAGAGCCTACGCAGGAACTCCTCGGAGATGGAGAACGAAGTCTGCCAAATCTCCGCTTTGCCGACTTGTTCCAAAATCCACTCTAAGACGTCCGCCACCTGAAGAGCATTGGAGAGATACGCCTGGTGTGGACATTCAGAGAGTGGTTTTAGGATGTCATCTATGTTGATGTTGCGCTTCACTACTTCTTGGATTTAGACTTGGACTTCGGCTTGGAAGGAGTGGCATCCTCAGGCTGCTCAGCTAATTGGTCAGTTGGCGACTGACCAATTTCAGTTTCCTTAGTCTGCTCCTCTTCGCTTTCGTTAGTTTCGGTATTTGCTGCACTTTCTGCCTTTGTCACATAATGGTCATAAGTGTCCCAATTTGCGTGCAACTTTTTATCGAGATTTATGAACTCGTCGAGTAACGGCTTGCGTTCTGCAGCCGGCACCTGCTTAGTAGAGTCCGACAACAAGCGTAGGCGCAAATGGAGTTCACGCATACGATGAGTGATATCAAGGTTCTCGACATAGAGTGCCTGGATATCCTCAGGCAGCGAGTCGTGATCCGCACGCTTGCCAGCCTTAAAGTCCTTCGCTTCGTTGTGTTCCTTGAACTCTGTTCGACTTGCCACGATAGCATCCACTTGCTCCTGCATGATGTTCACCTCGTCGTGGGCTTCGACCTCACGGCGAGCTTTGAGGAAGGCACGTAGCTTGCCTTCGATGAACTCAGCCTTGCCCTTAGGATTGATGCTGAGATTACGATACATTATGGTGTTATTGGTGAGTTGGAGAAGAAGGATAGCACCCTCGTTCCAGTCACGCTCAGCAGATGGCGTGTCGAGCCATTGCTGGAGTTTGTCTGTGAGATTGTTCATAATGATTACAATTTATTATTGATACCAGTAAAGAACACACAATTCTTGTGATGTTCGGTAAGCACATTGCGCATTGCCTTCAGCGTGGAGCCAGTAGTAACGAAGTCGTCGAAGACGATGCAGTTAGGCTCTTTTGGGAGATTGTTCATTGTGAACACCGCCCCGATACGCTGCTTGGAATGGCAGAAAGCAACATCCTCGTAGAACGGGATGTTCAGCTGCTCAGCTATCAGCTCGCTGATGCGAGTGGCGAAGTTCTTGACGAGATGGCGACGTTTGGGAGTGGTGACGATACACCACGCCCCCGTGTTCAACTCATCACCGAGGATGTCACGTATCAGTGGCGAGATGCTATCAGCAAAGAACGCCACCATACTATCGTCGCCCTTTATATCCGTCAGCGTTCTGCCATACAGCGACTTCTGCCATAGAGAGATGAAGAACGTATCCGCCCGTCGAGTAAGCCGGACGCGTCGGGTGAAGTCGCACCGCGCTTCAACCGACTTATCCCACGCCTTGCGTTTCTCAATGGCGAATATGTCCTTCTGTTCATGCGAAGCCTCCTTTGGGAACAGCTCAAGCGGACCCGATAAGTCCGGCACGGAAATGTCATTCAAGAATTCCTGCATGTCTATCGGAGTCCGCTTGTCCATGGTCAACTATGATTATAACTTTACTCGCCGTTACGCTGCGCAATCAATGTCGCCGTCCTCAGTGGTGATAGTGCCAGTATAGAACGGAGCCGGACACTCGTCCGATGCCTCCACGTTGATAGTGGTGCCTGTGGTGCCAGTGGCCCCCTGACCGAGATCCTGCGTGACTGTGGTCTTGGTAGTCCACTTGTCACAACCCACGACACGGTGCTTGCCCTTCATGTCCTCGACGATGAAGACGTTGTCGTTGTTATTGAGGTAAGCAGCTGCAGCCGATGCCGCTTCGCTTACCGACGGATGAACCGCCACGAGTTTGTTGAGCTGCGTCTGTGACGGCAGTTCACCCTGTGCCTCACTTGTGAGCTGCGACTTCTCAGGAAGGATGTCGATGTATTTCCATACAGCGTTTTCCTTCAACGTGAAGGATCCGTCATAGACAGAAGAAGTGACACGTCCGACCTCGTTATGAGGAAGTTTGGGCCAAACAAGAATATCATTCTTGGATGTATAATAAACACGGCGACGCACACCAGGAAGTTCCGGTGTGCCCATCGCCCATGCAAGAGATTTTTGTACGTCTGTATTAGATGCTGCCATAATTACTATTGTTAAGAGTTAGACTATAAGCCAGCCTGTTCAACGACCTTCAGGCGTCGCTTGTCGATAGACTCGAACTGTACGCCGAAAAACATGGTGGCGATGTACGAGAGAAGGAACGCATCGAAACGTTCAACGTCAACAGATTCCACGTCGCCCATCTGGTCATATCCATAAAGCATATTGATCTTTGGTGAGATGTGGATATATTTCGAGTCCGTCTTGTTAGCAAGCGGACAGAAGATGAGTTTGCCGTTAGAACCCTCGACAGTAGGCTGATTGTATTGCGTGTTGTATGGAATACCGCTGTGTGTGAGCAGATAACCCTCGTTATACTTATCCACGAAGTCCTGCGAGCAGTACATGAAGAGAGTCTGCGAGCGAAGACGAGAATCGAGCGAGAATAGAATCTCCTTAGCCACGTCAACAGCGTTGGCAGAGGTGATGGCATCCGTCAGTTTGAGGTAATTGCCGTTCTCCTTTGCGAGAGCACCGGAAGTAACCTCCTTCTTTGTGATGGTATCGAAGCCATCGAAAAGATCCTGGGTGGTAGTACCGCTTGCGTTGCGCACACCGCTCCAGATAGCATCATTGAGCTTTTCGGAGAGCGACTTGGCGATAAGTCCAAGCACCTCGCGAGCCGTAGGCACAGACTTCTGTCCGTCGCCCTTAGTGGCACCCGTGCCGAGGAGCGTAGAGATAGCCGAGTTAGGCTCGAACTTAGCGACCACCGAACCGAAGAAAGTTTCAAGCGTTCGGAAGTCCAGCTGCAAGTTCACGTCCTCCGAGCGAGTTGGCGAGTAAGGAGCGAACTGTGCCGAAGCGTTGAGCGTGCCCACACTCTCCTTGTAGCGGATGCCAGGGCGACCGGTCATAAACTTAAGAGTCTCGTCGCAGCCGATAATCGGCAGACGAAGGAAGTCAGAACGCCACTTTCGAGCAGCATCCTTGTATTCTTGTAGAGTAAATTGTAGTTTTCCTGCCATGATTGGGAGTTTTGAATTATGATTTTTGAGTTGTTATGGTAATGAGTCAAAGAGAGCCTGGGCCGAGTTGGTGGTGTCGTAGAACTTCTCGATGTCAGATTTTTCGGTGTTGGTGCCACCGTCCTTCTTGTCATCAACAACCGTGTTAGTGGTATCAGCAGGGAGCTTTTTCAGTTTCTCCTCCAAATCGCTGTTAGCCTTAGTCAGACGGTCAACGTCAGCCGAGAGATTGGTGATTTCCTTGTACTTCGCTGTGATGTCCGCCTCGATAGAGTCGAGCTGTGCCGTGGTAAGCGTAACCTTGTCGTCGTTAGCTTCCAGCGAGTCGCAAGCGAGAGTCTTGCAAATGTTAGAATAGGTCTTTTTCATTTTTTCTTCAGAAGATATGTTTGGAACAATTTTATTTGGTTTCTCTTGCGAGTGGAAAACAGAGGCACAAGCCTGCAGGAATCGTCTGAACGCCGTGATGTCTTCCGACTTCGTGTCGGTCAGCATCTTAGGAAGCGGTATGCCGTGGGCTGTACAATCCGCAGCAATAGCCTCTGTAAGAACTGGAGCCGACTCATCATCAAACGCCGTGAGTTCATCAACGAATCCCCAAGCCAGTGCCTCCTGTGCCGTCAGCCATCCACCCATTTTCATGAGTTCAAGCAAGTCAGCAGATTTCTTCTTGCATCGTCCAGCATACATCTCTGCGACGTTGGCATCCAGCTTGTTAAGGTCAGCCTTCTGCTTCTCCAGATTGTCGATGAGATTCTGCATATCCGTAGCGTTCAAGCTGCCCCACTCGAAGAACGACTGTGAGCACTGGTGCACGAGATACATAGCCGAGCGATCCATGGTGATGCGCTTGGCACCCATTGACGCGATGGTGGCGGCACTGGCGTTCATGCCCACAAAGTGGACGTGAACATTGCCGTGTCGCCTGAATGCAGATGATATAGAGAGAGCGGTGTTGAGCTGTCCACCGAGAGAGTCGATGAGAACAGCAACCTCCTTGTCGGTGTTCTTGTTAAGGACGAAATCGACGTAGTCAGAATCGAAGTCCCAACCACCGACGTAGCCTTTAAGATGGAGATTGTATTTTGTCTTTGCCATGATTGTCAAAAATTGTTTGAGGGCAAAGATATATTATATAATAATGTTGGAGAAAGACAAAAAAAATGTATTTTTGCGATGTAAAACGATAAACTTATGGTGAGAGAAATTGTAATCATATTGATAATTCTGATAGGCGGATATTTTTGTATTCGCAGATTTTATCATTTTGCATTAGTTGCAATAGTAATTTTATTTGCACTATTTGGGCAATCACGCAGAAGTTATCGCAAACTGCGAATTATCTATTGGAAGAAGGTGGGGCGCAAAAACAGAACGAAGAAAAAATAGCTTTTTCAAAAACTCAACCGATTTTGGCTGTATCTTTTGTAACATTGTAAACGAGAAACGAAAATGCTGATTATCAACACTTTAAGTTTTGATGCAATGTTTCAACTGCATACAAAATGTTACAAAAAGGCATGAAAAAAGGCGCTCATCACGCCGTGCATGGCACCAGTGCCACTTTGTTTGTATAAGATATGGTGTATTTCGTAGCAGCCGAATCACCATCCACCTTGCCTGTGGAGTCGTCTACCTTAATGACAGGATAAGGTTTGTCAGCCGTGCCGATGAGATACTGCTTTCCATCCACCGTCTTGATGACGAAAGCAAGATGCTCACGAGCTGGCAACTGCGAAGTAGTAGAGAAAGAGAGTTTCACCTTTTCCAAAGTGTCGTTATTGTCAAACTGCGTCTCCATTTCACAAACGGCATCACCGATATGTGGAATTAGGAAAGTGTCAGCGAACACTCCGACAGGAGCATCCGCCAACGCTTTCTGTGTGATGCTTGCCATGAGCGACGAGGCAAGCACGTAATATATATTGATGATTCCGGGAAGACGTTGCATATTATTCTACTATTTCTTCAGTTTCAACCTTGTTATTGCTACCGTTTTTTATCGTGCTGTTTTTTCGCTTGCATTGGTTAGTAAGATAATTCTTACGCAAGCGTTGGTATATTTTCGCGATGGAGTCCCAGCAAGTGCCATCCTCCTTGATGCCCCGTTGCTCCATGTAGAGATAAATGAGGTCTTTCTGCTGTTTGCCGATCCTGCCGAAGTCGTGCAGGAACGTCCAGCAGTCTACATCAAAGGAGTTCTTCACGTTCTCCAGTAGCGCACGTTTACCAGTGTCCGTGATATGATTATAAATACGAGGGTCGCGAGTCTTGGAATACGGAATACAAATGGCGACTTCATCCTCACGTTGCCTTGTAGGGACAGCAGAAAGAGGCGGTTTGACAACAGCGAGCTTGATAAGTTTAGACTCGATGCTACCGTTTCTTAGACGCACTGGTTCCGTGCCACTGTGCCGATGTACGAACCACTGGCGCAGATAGGAAGGCATTTTGATATAGATGTGATAGTCGCTCATAATACTTGTAAATTGATTACGAGCACAAAGATACTATAGTTTTGTGTAGGCTTTATGGAATGATAGAAACGTTTAAGATTTGTTATTTGGTAGGTAGGTAGATAGACACTATTCAGATGGAACACCCCTTACGGAGAATATATTTCTTGGCTACCCTTTGTTCCATGATAGAAAATATTCCTCCAAAAGGGGTGAGTTTTCGGATTTAAATTGTATTTTTGCCATGTCATTCGATTTGTTTGCTGTCTTAAATTTGACAACACTAAGGTAAGTGAATTTTTCGATATGACAAAATCTTGAGCAACTGATTGTTGCTTAGTATATTACAAACAATGTTAAACCAAAGTGTTGCGGAATTAAGGTTATGGAGAAAATTATTAATGTAGGTAAGCCATTTGATGACGTTCGTTCTGTAAGAGGCACAAATTATGTGAAAGGTGACCATAATACTGGCACAAAGTTGTATCCAATAAAAACGACCAAAGGAGTATTTAACCTTTCAAGAGATGAGGTAATATCACAACTTTTATCTGTGGGAATAGATGTCGCAGTGAACCTTACGTTTGCTGCTTTTACGAAGGTGATTGGCACCTGTATAGACACTTCTAAGATTTCCGATAAATAACGGAGCATATTGATTTGTCATTATCTATACACAGAAAAGATGTTGTTATCTACTATAAGCAACACAAAGTTGTTTTTTATAACACTAAGATAAGTAAATTCTTCGATATGTCAAAAAACTGGGCAACTTTTTGTTGCTCAGGTACTTAAAAGGTTTAATTTACAATAGTGATGCATACAATAAAAAGGTGGGCAGCCGGAGCGAGGCGATTGCCTCGTCCGGCTTCCACCTTTATCTGCGGAAGACGTAGCCATCCTCGAAGATGTAGTCCGAGATGAACAAATCCCTTGCAAACGCCTTGTAATCGAAGTAATATGAGAGATTGCCCATCATGCGCTCCAAATCATAGCACTCATTGACGATGTGTGTGGCGAAATCCTCTTCCGAATCATATTCGCCCTCATAATTATCTTCAAAATCCGAAATGCTGTCATCGCCAGTGGCGGAAACATAAGCCTTAAACGCTTTCTGTTTGTCATCATCCATTTGGATGAAAGCTATTATCTTGTCGAAAACTTCTTTATCCATACAGCTTTCTGAATACCATTCAGCAGGGAAGCACTGATAATCCTGAAACATAAACTCCGGATCCTCCTCATCAGCGTGAAGCTGCTTGCATACATCGATGAACTCCTCGTAAGAGTCAAACGTGCGGAGATCGAGCCAGGCACCGAAGAGTGAGCCTTCATTGTACTTCTTGTATGTACCACAGTAGATGGCAGGCTGATCCCAGAGATAATCAACGATATAGCTGCTGACACTCTCAAACTGCTCCTTCATACTCTTGTGAGCCGACTTAGGTGATGTTAAAACCATTTCTTGCATAACTTAGAAATTTAAAATGTTAGACTTTTAGATGCAGCCCTCGAAATGAGGACTTTTTACGCTGCCTTACCCAGCGCAAGAAGAAGACATTTAAGGCAAGAGATAGCCGAATATTTTTTCACCTTTGGCGGAACGAGAATTTGGACCAGGAGCCACCGCACCCCAAAATCTTGAAAAAATATTCGAGCTAAGGCAGCGCCGTGCCCTTGCAGAATGTCGCTTGCGCTAACTTTGCACGCGGAAAAATCCCATGAACGAAACCAGGGCTGCATGTCTGACAATTTGAATGTTATGCAGTAGAAATCCATCACCTATGTCCACAAGAGCGGAGCAATAAAAAAGGAGTCAGCAATACCTCTTTCATTAGATTATCGTAGGGCAAAGCCTACCATGTGGCACATACATCAAAGAAGAGCAATGAGTGAAAGGCTCACAAGTGCCATGCTCGTTCTCCTGAAGCACGATGACCTTACGATACCGCATGGAAAAAAGCAAGCAGTAGCAGAAGAGGAGAAGCCGGACTACAACAAAAAATAAGGATTTTCAGTACCTATTTCCCTTTGGTATTTAGAAAGCATAATGAAATGTTACAAGAAGTTATAAGAAATTACAAGATAATAGTCTACCTAAATAAATGACATACAGAAAGTTACATTAAGTTACAACAATTACAGCATTTCTCTTCTGAAAAATGAATGAGGGCAAAAAAATGAGGATTTCACCATATATAGTCAATGACTACCACTTTATGCTTTTTGGAGCGTATGATAGGCTACCAATATGTATGTAGGTAGATTACAAATCGTGTGCAAGACCTCTGAAAAAAACGGAGTACATCGGAGAGGATGGCCATGTCTTCCGCAAAATAAAAACCGCCGAGACGATGCAATCGCCCCGGCAGTCCACCTAATTATGATACCTATTGAAAAGAAATATATTCGTAGTAAGCTACCGCTTATAAGAGTAAAAAGGTAAAAAACTTAGAATGGCTCGTCGTTATCGGATTGGTCAGGCGCAGTCCACAGGCTGATGCCAAACGTCTCGCAAAGCAAGTCATAGTCAAAGCAGTAGGCACGTTGTGTCATAGTAAGTTTTGGAGGCGTGCTACCCATAGCAGCCCTGGTATGGTCGTACTGGATGATGCCCTTCTTGTACACATCAAATCGTGCCACCTTTTCGCCCAGGTAGGCACGGCTGTTCTGAAGATAGTATTTCAGCGCATCCGTAGGCAGCACCTTCTCGTTAGCCTGTCGTCCCTCCTTGCGGTATAGATTGAAGATACGTGTCTTCTGCAGGAAGAGCACCGATCGTTCAGTCTGCCAAGTGGCATTGATGATGTCCGTCTTGAACTTGCTGCAATAGCGGATGAAAAAGTCGCCACCCTCAATCAGTTCGCCGTCGCTTGCGAGATACTGCACCACGTTCCATAAGTTGCCCAGCTCGCTGTTAGTCTTACACTCACCATTCTGCTTCTTTATCCCCTCGATGGTGACTTTCAGCATCTCGTCGAAAGTCAGCGTAGGGATGCTCTTTTGGAGCACCCGAAGCGCAGCCAACGGCACACACCAGTTGTTCATGATACGATCCTCACCCTTTTCGCCACCGAGAGCGTTGCCGACGATATTCTGCGTATCATGGAACGCCGTAGACCACGCCTGTTCAAAGTGCTTGCGCTGTTTGAGGATTTCGAGCGTCAGGTGCGTCAGTCCCAGCGAGCGCATTTCAAGCAACACCTTATAATTCTGCTTCTCCTTGTCCGAGAACTCACTTCGAGGGAACTGCAGGAAGACGAGTCGGGTAAAGAGAGCGATATCCGATGTAGGCATCTCCTGACCAGAGAGAATGATGCCAGAGTCAACGGCAGTCGTCTCCTTCTTCTTGTCAAGATCCATATTCATGCGAGTGCGACCGGTGCCGTCCCACAGACCCTTCAGGAACTCAATCATCTTCGGGTCGATATCGTTCTTGTACTCGTCAATATGCGCCAGGGCATTGGCAGACTGCGCCACCGTGTCGTTCAGAGCCGATGGCGTAGAGTTTTGGATATTCGGTGCCGTGTAGCTGATTGTGAACAACGAAAGCAACGTGTGGCCAAGTTCCGACTTGCCACTACCTTTCGGACCGAATAGATTGAGAATAGGGAACCAGTGGTTGGCAGAAGTAGAAGTCACCACGTCGCGGAAGAGCGTGGCGAGATAGAAACAGAAGCCCACACGTCCGTTGTCCCCATACACCTTGAACAGCTGCTCTGTAAACTCCTTCAGAGTAACTGAAGAAAGATTGAGATGCACAAATTGCTTCTCAAAGGTAAAGAGCTTCGGGGCGTTCTTGTATATGGACGAACTGGATGGCAGATAGAAGTTGCCCTTATCCTTCAGCCTGACTATGCCAAATTCATCAGCCGGTATGAAATGGCAGTCGTGGAAAACACCGTTGCCAAAAGCGTAGAAGCCGGCTCGTTGCCATCCCATTTGAGTGATTTCCGTTGCCGTCTCGGTCTTCTCGTATAGATATGATTTGAGTTTCGTTAGCTCCTTTTCCGTTCCTTTCCAAATGAAGTTGCCCAAGCCCTCGATTTTCTGCTTGAACTTAGCGAGAGCAATCAGATCCTCCTGTTTCAGTTCGAGAATTTCCTCATGTTTCATTGCATTCTTTATTTTATATAGACGTTTCGGATTTGTCGTATCTTTAATGTGGAACAGCGGAACCATCGTGAAGTTCGACCACTCGTAGACACTGCCTTTCTCCGTTATGGACATGTAGCAGCCGTGGTCGATGTAAAAGCCGTATTTGTGGTTTAGGTCGTCCTCATCCTGCTCCTTATGTTTCTTGTCCTGCTCCTCACGCAGCTTTCGCTCCTTATCCACCGCCTGAAGCCACAACCGTCTGCCCTGGTAATACTTCGTGAGTTTGCCGATATACATAGACACGCCCGTCTCATCGTCAATCAGCGACAGTAGATAAGCAATCTTCTTGATAGTCAGGCGCTGCTCCTCCGTGGTGTTCGTCTGTGGAAACAGTTTTTCCGCCATCCAAAGAATGAAGTCCGTCTCCTCCGTGCCGTTGAAGATATTGGCGTTTTTGAAGAACGTGTCCGGATCCTGCTTCTTGTTGTCGTCCGTGTCCGGGATTTCCTTGATGCTGACAGATAGACCATTTTCCATAGCCAGTGTTCCTGCCTCCATGACGACTTGTATGCCATGGCCATACGGTTCTCCGTTCTTGGGTGGGTCAGCATCCGGAAGGAAACACACCTTGCTTGCTATGCGCTTGATGGTAGAGAAATGCGTTTCGTTCCACGCCGATCCGAGAGCAGCCACCGTGTTGTATATGCCGATAGACTGAAGACGCATACAATCCGGTGCCCCCTCGACGAGAAACATCTTATCCTGCTTCGCTGCCGTCTTCCAAGCATCCTCGATGCCGAAGAGTACCGTAGACTTGTGGAAGATTAGCGAGTCCGAGCTGTTGAGGTATTTGGGCTGCTGCTCATCCATGCAGCGAGCGGTGAAGCCAATTACATGCCCGAAGCGGTCATGTATCTGTATGACGATACGATTCTGGTAGAAGTCATAGCCACCACGATTGAGAAGTCCCAGCTCCTTCAAGAAGTCCGCCTTTACTGGAAGCTGCTGCAGGGCGTGCCCATCAGCTGGTGCATATCCAATCTCTTTGAGAGTGGAGTAGTCCTTTCCCCAACGTCTGTAGGCATACGCCTGTGCCTCCTTCGACTGAAGGAACTGCTTGCGGTAAAAGTCGGCGACCTGCTTGTTGGCAATCCACAACGCTTCCTTATGCAGTCGCTTCTGCTTTGCCTCCGCTGATTCCTGCTCCTGCTCAATCTCCACGTTAGCCCTTTGTGCCAACGTCTTGACGGCTTCAATGAACGTCTTGTTCTCCACCTTTTCTATAAAATGGATGGCATCGCCACCTTCGCCACAGCCGAAGCACTTGAATCTGCCGGTCTGTGGAGAAACATAAAAAGAAGGCGTCTTCTCGTTGTGGAACGGACAGCAGCCGACATAGCGCGAGCCACACTTCCGTAGGTGGACGTGTTCGCCGATGAGCGTCACGATGTCTGTGCGCTCCAAGATGGTGTCGATGGTTTCTTGTCGTATCATAATGTGGTGTTGAAATAATGCCCTATATCCGCTGTCTCCCGACACTGGATATAGGGACTTAACAGTTATATTGAGGATGATTCTACAATGCTCTTATAGCGTTTATGTATTCGCTTTTTAGAATGTACCATAAACGTCCCTTTTTATGAGCAGGGATTAGTTTACGCTCAATCCGTTTTCTTACTGCTTGTGTCGATATGCCGAGCTCTTTAGCCAGTGCAGCGACACTCATGACGGTCTCTTCCTGGTCAATGACAATCTTCTTCATGTCATCATCTGAAATCCTTGGGGATTTGGGTCTTCCAACTGTTCTCTTCTCCATTTTCTTTATTTGTTAGATAATCTTCTCTTGTTTCACAAATTATTGTCGCAACCTCTAAGTCAGAACAATAATGATAGTGTACGAACTTGCCTCTCTGCTTGCCTCTGCCTTGGTTGTGACGTGAAGCAAGGCAGTTCAACGACTGCACCTTGTCGCAAGGGAGGTAGGCAGACTTCACCTCTCCGGGGTTGATGGCATTTATCCATTCAGTGATATTTGTTACTCTTTCAATTTTCATAGATAACTTATTTGTTGTTTTTGAATAAGTCCGTATGTAGTGTATTCCATGTCGGGTTAGACCTATATCAAAGTAAAGGTTAAAAGCGTGAAAACCATTGGTAATATCGCACTTTTTTCGTATCTTTGCATTGTTATATAGAGGATATTCTACGAATAGAACACCACCCGAATTTTGCAGTCTGCCTTAACACTTGTCGAACTTTCTTCGGCAAAATTATAAGGAAAAAGAAAGATTGATTTGCAAAATGTAAATTATTTGTACCTACATACCTACTATTTAACACTTTCTATGCGACATAATGATACTTGTCGATAGTAAAGCAATAAAAAGAGTTCTTTAAAATAATAGTTCAAAATCTAAACGTCTGTCTGCTTTCAGTATGTATGTAGGCACGTATGTTAGTAAAATGTGTGACACTTGTGTGACACTTTGAAAAAAACTACTTTGACGTTTGTTTTGTAGAAGATAAAAATTTCCTTCTAAAGCCCAGTAATGATGTGACTTACATAGGATTACAACGGCGTTAGAATTTGGATTCCAAGCGGATCACTTGGATTCCAACGGAATCACTTTGTGACCCCATGCGGGTCACCAAGAAACGAAATTTCAAATTGAAAGAAAGAGGACTTTTACATAACGTAAAGTCCTCTTTTTGTGTATAATAGGCTGATTTTCAGTGGAAAATCTATTTTCTATATTAGGTTATTTAGAGGTTAACATTATTGTCTAACATCACGGTGGAATTCCGCTAAGAGTACAGAAGAGGACATAATGTGACACGATGAGCCAAAAATGCGTTACACATTGCGTTACACATTTTGAGAGCTTGCGGTACAAGAAACATTGGCTGCATCAGAAGAGGTGACGCAGCTGCTCCGCAAGTGTAAGAAGATTGTCACGGCTATGGATGTCCTTGACGAGGAAATGACCATGGACAATTTCAATCTTCACTTCTATGGCGAGGAGGTCATGCAGAAGAAGGAAGAGGAGTTGCGGGTCGGACAAGTCCGCCCAAGACTTGTGGAGGGATAAATCGAAAAATGCTTCCATACTGCGAAAGTACGGAAGCATTTTATGGTGAGAAAAAACAAGTTGTTTATTCTGGTTTCTGCACAAATATGATTTTATCAAAAATATCACCTGCAGAAACTGCTACACGAACATAACGTCCATCCTGTGTTTCGTTTGGCGCAAATGTAACAGTGAGCGTATTTCCTTCCACCTTTGAAGATGTAAAGTTGCCTTTAACTTCGGAATAAAGTTTGTCATCATACGCAGGAACGTTTATAATGGTTTTAGTTTTATCACCCACCGACTCATTAACGTATTCAATCCAAAAATTCTTGTAATTCTTGCATTTGAAAGTATATGTACCGCCAGACTTTGGCACGCCAATAGCCTTGCCAAAACTTGGTGTTAGCGCTACTTCATAATTGTTCTTTTCCCATTTCATGGCATCCCAATCACCATCGTCTTTGCTGCATGAAGCTAAAGACAAGATGCAAGTAAAAAGCAACATGGTTGCAAATAATCTTTTTTTCATTTGTTATATATTTGGTGACTATATACGACAATACCCCTAACATAGGGTAGCCGAAAATTTCCGTTTACAAAGTTTAACTATCTCTCATTAACGATTGATACACTGATAGTTGCGTATTTACAAAGGCTAAAATCGCAAGGTTTTAGCCTTTTTCTTGCTCAACGCAAAATCTTGCCAAAGTTAATGTAACCAAGCACCAATATGTTTGGATTATGAAGACGATTAGCTTTGGCAATTTCAACTCCGCATTCACACTTATGCAAGTGTTCGATACAGAGAAGAAATGTATCCGTTACCTTGAAAGTAAACTTTGGGAGAACGGCAAGCCTGTTTCACCCTATGACCCAACTTCAAAGGTTTACCGCAGAGGTGATGGTATGTATCGTTGTAAGAACACAGGCAAGAATTTCAACATACGGATAGGTACGTTGTTTGAAGGCAGTAAAATCTCTTTGCGTAAGTGGTTCTATGCCGTCTATATGGTAACGTGCCATAGCAAGGGCATATCTTCTGTGCAGTTATCTAAGGATATTCATGTTACACAGAAAACAGCTTGGTTTATGACGCACCGCATACGTGAAGCCTTTAAGCAAAACTACAAGGAAAAGTTTGATGGTGAAGTTGAACTGGATGAAACATTCGTTGGTGGCAAGAACAAAAACCGCCATTGGAATAAGAAAGCGAAGAAATGCCAAGGCAGAGCATTCGTTGATAAAGTCCCCGTAATGGGCATATTGCAGCGTGGCGGTAAGGTATTCTGTAAAGTGGTAGAAAACACGAGTTACAAGCAGCTAACACCGCCTATTCTGTGTAAAGTTAAGCACTCCGCCACGATATACTCTGATGAGTGGCAAGGATATAGACTAATTCCGAAAGTCTATAAGCACCACATTGTTGACCACGGACATGGTATCTATGTTAGTGGTGGTGCATATACGAACACGATTGAAGCCTTTTGGGGAAATTATTGCAAACGTGCTATCAACGGCATATACAACTGGGTTAGCCGTAAGCACATGCAACGGTATTTTGATGAGTTCTGTTTCCGCTATAATACCCGCAACGTTTCTATAAACGAACGCTTTGCGGAGGCTATTCTGCATTGCAAGAGTAGATTAACGTACAACAAACTCACAGCATAATGATAGATAGAACAAATCTGCCCGACTTTCTTCAAGATATGCCCGAAGAACGGCTGAAAGAGATTATGGAGATTGATAACAATAGTGGTAATTTTGATAAGGCTATGGATAAAATGCTCCATACCAACAAGAAGAAAGGCAGAAAGAAAGGCAAAAACTAAATCCAGCCTTTCCAGCTATTAGTAATCAATAGTATATCCGTTTTACAAGACGGATAAGTCTATTACCTACCCAAAAGAACTCGCCCATTGGGCGTTCATCATAATTTCGGTTGTCTGCTTTTGTACTCATATTTTTGAATTAAAGGTGAAACATAATTTTTACTACTGAGCTGGAACCTCAGTGGCGCAAAGGTACAAAGATTAAGCGACAACGAAAAATGCGAGCAATCCGTGAGGACGCTCGCATTTGCTTTTAACCCTATAAAACGGTAGGGTTTGCAGGGTGTTAAAAATGTGTAAATCTTTACTTTGATTGCTTTTTAGCAACGATTTTCTTGGATTTAGCAATTTCATCAGCTGTAAAACCAAGCTGTTTCCAACCATCTATGCCCCATTTCTGATATACAGCAACAATGAAGTTTTCAGAATACTTAGGATATTTAGACAAAGAATGCAGCACTTGCGTTCCTTTTCCTTGTGCTAAATCCGAAAACGAAAGGAACTCACTATTAGCAGAAAAGAATACGGTTTTACCATAGCCTTGCTCGTATAAACAAAAATCAGCAATTTTATCAGCCATAGCCTTTGTTACAAATGTTGTAGCTTGCTTAACTCTATTCCGTGTCGTTGTTCTCTTCTGTGCTGATACGTTCATGGAAAATACGCATAGCAGCAAAACAACAAATATGTTCTTCATCTTGTTCTTCCTTATTTACGTTTGGTTGTTGATGTTGCTTGACGCTTAAAAATCAGTTGTAACATACCATTGCCTATATCACGTATAAGCATACGCTTGTTGCCAACTCCATAAGTAGATTGTGGTACAACTACGCCATTTCCTAATGTAACATAGGACAATTTCTTGCTTAGGCATTTGTAGCCCAATTTGTTCATGTCTTTTTCAAGCCTATCTTGATAATAACTACCTATAAGAAAACTTACCTCCTTGATAGTCTTGTTAGTATTTGCTTTGATTGATGCGAACAAGTCTTCATCTATACTTACAACATAGTCAGTAGAATTTTCTCTAATGGCAGGATATAAAGCATTATCACGGAAAACTTGCTTTGCTGCTGCAAAGTTGTTCTTGATTAGACATTTGTTGCCTACATCGACAACGGACAACGCTTGTCCCCAAGCGAATACGCTACATAAGGTAACGATTAAGGATAACAATAATCTCTTCATAATGGCGAATTTTACAAGAGTTCTCCGCAGACAGCCTGCTTGGAGAAATTACAATGTTTATTGTTAAAGAAAGTGGGCTGCCCTCCGTATTCTCTTGTAGGTATCGCCAAACACCTGAATATACAAACACGGATAGGCAGCCCACGTATATGAGCTGCTCCGTGCCTCGTATATTCTTTGTTGAGATTTGGCGATTTCACAAGAAGTAAGGCACTTTCTTTTATTCCACGAAAACTTTGCCACCGAAATGACTTTGCAAAGATACTGCAATTTCAGCAGTTCTGCAAAGAATATCAGATGTTTGTGTACACTACTTATTGATTTTTAATATTCAATAGGCTCTTTATGTAGGCTCTAAATTCTCTGCGATTGTGAAACCTATTCCAATCAAACTCAATACCAGCTATCTCTTCAAACCGTTTTATGATAGGATAATCTGTGATTTGAGATTTCAAATCCAATTCTTCTTGGGTAAATACCCGTGCTCTCATCTTTAGGCTGTTACGGATAAGTTCTATAAGATTAGATAGGATTTGCTCCGCACCACTTTTAGCAGCATTTTCGCTGAGTATATCTTTATCTTTGATAAGATATACATTTAATGGCTTTTCCTGTGTGGAGAATGCTTCCGTAAAGATTGGAGTGTAATTCCGTTCTGCCGTAAGACTTATGTCTGTAATGTGGTCTTCACCTTCCCTACAGACGATTGTAATCTTTGTATCTGTCATAATTCTTATGTTTTTCTTCGATTAACCTTGGAATGTCAAGAAGGCAGAACTGACAGACAAATTGTCGTTAAATGTATTCAATAAAGCATAATACCTATTGGCACAGCATTTGTATATGCTATATTGGTGCTTTGGGCACTCACGAGCCTACGATTTTATCGGGATAACGTGACAGGGCTTCTTTAGACGCTTCCCCCATGAAAAACTGAAGATAAGTGTTAGTCCACATTGTTTAACGATTAGGAAAAGTATATGTCCAATAGAGATACTCGCAAATATGTACTTCGTGACAGTTCGGGAAAAGATTTGTATTACGGCATAACAAACGACCTTGATAGACGTAAAGAAGAGCATCTTGGCAGTGGAAAGAAGTTCGCTGAAATGGTTCAGATAGGACGTGCTACCACACGTGACGCTGCTTCTGAATGGGAAAAAGTGGCTATCCAAGATTATAAGGATAGCCACCGTGGTCGTCGTCCAAGATACAATCAAACCGATTGGGGATAATGGATTTAATCCTTGAACATTACTCACATCGTGCTGCAACACGATAAAGAGTCTTATCAGAGCAGTCGTCATTTAAGCACCGTGACGGCTGCTTTCTTTATTAACGTTGATATTATAACGTACCGATACTTGATTTATTGCTTTATCAACTATAATTTTCTTGAACATCCCTATGGAATTAGGGTATTGTCGTATATAGTCACCATATATTTTATGGCTTTTATTATAAAACGCACAACTTCTTTGAATATTACATAAAAATGCAACTTTTCGGGGTCACATCACCACTTGACTCCTTTTTATTTTTATAACCATGGTCTTCAAAGAGTTTGGCTGTGTCTCGAGAAAGACAAAAATGACAAATAGTATATATAGATAGTATATATAAACAATGGATTTTTTGTCATTATATTGGCACTTTGGATTTTAAGCAGTAATTTTGCAGATTATGAATCAGAACTTAAAGTTTGCCACTAATATAGAAGAACAAATCACCAAACTTGTTGAGAGAGGAATGGTGATAGAGGACATAGAGAAAGCCAAAGAAAACCTGTTGGATATAGGATATTTCCGATTAGGTTTTTACTGGTTTCCTTTTGAGAAATCATACCCACGTAAACAAAAAAGAGACCATATATTTAAAGATGGAACGAAGATTGACTATGCAATTCAGTTGTATTATTTTGACTTTGATTTGCGTAATTCTTTTCTCCGTTACATAAGTCGTGTAGAAATAAACTTCAGAACGAAGTTGATTTATATGGCTTCAAACAAGTATAAGGAGGATCCTTTTTGGTATGTTAACAGCAAATATGTTGAGAAGAGTTTCTTGAATAGTAAAGCCTTTCAAGATGCCATTCGTGATGCAAATACAGAAACGATTGTAAAACAAGACTTGAACAGATATTCCAGAAGCCACGCTCCTGCATGGAAAGTTCTTGAATATTTATCTTTTGGAGTAGTCATATCTCTGTTTGACAATCTTAAGGACGGTGGATTAAAACATGCAATATCAATGGAATATGGTATGGGCTCTTCCACTCAGTTCTCCAACTATATGAATACCATTCGTCGTTTGAGGAATTTCTGCGCCCATGGCAAAGTCCTTTACGATACAAACCTTCCTGTAGCAATAAGTAATGGACCTGCAGGAGATTTGGGCAGTCGTAAGACCATGCTATCCGGAGCATATTATATACTGAAGTATATCCTCGGTAAGGTGTCAACCAATCGTCAGCACGATTTAGTAGACGATATGCGTAGGGCATTTGACAATGTTGAATTTGAAATCGTAAAGAAGATAATTTGTGATAATTCAGGATTTGACATTAACACGTTATAAGAAAAAATAGTTTAGTTGATAAACAAAGATATAAAAAGTTTGTTATTTCAAAAATTCGTTGTATCTTTGCAACGGATTAAGCCAGTGCACTTGATATGCTATATGCTATCATACTGCACTATAAAAGAAACTGACAAGGGGATTGGCAATGCCAACCCCTTATTTTTTGTTTAGAAAAAGTAGCCTCCTGCTTGCTTTTTATTTTTATATCCATGGTCTTCAAAGAGTTTGGCGGTGTCAGACTGTTTCCATTCAGCGAATACGTTGCCCTTGGCTAAACGTATGCTGTTCACGATGTCGATGATGCTTGGTATCGGATATTCACCGATACGAAGAATAGAGAACTCGATGGCAGAGATGCGCTGATACATCCGCTTGTATTGAGCGGTGTCGAGAGTCATATCCCACTTGTTGAGAGCGTTGGCCGTGCGAAGCATGTCCATGAGTTCCGGACTGAAGAACTCCGTTAGGCGTAAGTATGAGGTCGAGCTGTGGCACGGCGTGGCGCATCGCCTCTGCAGCCGTGATGATACGGCAGTAGTGCAGGAGCGGTGTGTTGTCAGAGTATGTGCGGATGCGACTCATCGTGTCGGACGAAACGAAAGTGTCGGTAAGCCATTGCTCCGCCTGTAAGAGGTGATACTGTATCTTGTCGAAAAGAGAAAGTTCACCAGCAACTGCTTTGAGGGTGTTGGGAACGTACTTCTTTAGAGTATCGTTGTCATTTATCAGCATTGCCATTGTCTTTGGATTTATTGATTGAAACTTGCTTTGCGTCCTTATTTTCATCGAGCGTGGTGAGCTGGATGAATGGGCAGTCCGGCGTTACGTTCTGCCATTTATTGAAGCGGATTATCAGTCGGTGAACGGAAAAGAGAAGGTCGTGGTAAGGCTTTTGCAGAGCTTGGGCGATGGTGTAAAGCTCTCGCTTGTCGCTGCCGGAGTTATTGGTCTGCGACTTGCCTGACACCGAGCCGACGAGGTTAAAATGTACTCGCATGGTGAAGCACATCCTCACCGTTGGGCGAAACATAGAACGTGGAGAAAAGCACCTTGCCGCTGTTCTCCATGCCAGTAAGGAAGTTGATGATGTTGTCCTTCTCCTCGTTGACACGCTCCTGCTGCTTGACACGGTCAGTTATGCCCTCGACTTTGAAGATGTTGTTCCAAAAGGAGTTTGCAATCTCGATGTGGTACTATAGCACGCCTGTTTGCGCACGATGCGGACAATGCGACTGGCATCCTCATTGAGGATGATTACGCTGACGCAAAACCCGAAGTGCTTGAAGTCCTGACACACACCGAGGAAGTAACTTGCGAGGTCGTTGTCCAGCATAAAATCATCCACCTGCGCTTGCACTTGTGCGGTGGCAAGCTCCGTGTCATAGACAAGTCCACTGCCATAGCAGACTTCAGCATTGAACATCTGGCAAGTGCTCATCGTCTCGTCAGACTCGATGAGGTCAATGATATTGTACGGCATCTGATTGTCACCTCCCCACGGGATGTACTTCATCTTGTCGTTGATGATGATTGGTGCGATGTTGTGCTCCTCCTTAAAGACTTCAGATGTCTTGGAGGTGAAGGCTGCGGAGGCATGGGTGCCGGGGATGTTAGGACGGATGTAAATGTTAGTGTATCGGGCATAATATGCTGTTTTTGAGGCAAAGATATGTTGTAGCTCAATCCTCGGAAAAGACATAAACCTATTGAATAGTTTTCAACTTGTTGAGGGCATAGGATAAAATAAGGCTGTTTTTGCAAGTTTGTTGATAATAATTAGTAAATTTGCGGTATAAATAAAATGTTATGGCACACAAAGAGTTGAATCTCCTAAAGCTATGGCTTGTTAAGAAAAAGAAAACAGGCTTATGGTTGGCTGAGCAACTTGGTTAAGATAAAACAACCATTTCAAAATGGTGCACCAATTCAAGCCTGCCAGACGTTGAGTGTTTGATAAAAATATCAAAGCTGCTCAATGTAGGATTTTCGGATATATTAATAGAATGTTAACAACAAGCAGTAAAAAGCTATGAAACTAATAGAAGGAACATACGAGAATCTGATTACCGATGGGCTGAAGCACGACATGCTTGACGCTTCGGAAGAGGGTCTGGTGTGCAAAAAAGAAGATATTGACGGCGCTGAGGAGCCAAGCATGCTGACCGAGCACATAAGCAGGATCATTCGTAACAGGCTGAAAGACGAGAATCTTACAACCGAAGAACGCGCGTCGTTTGTTAACCGGTTAATAGATTTTCTTGGAGAAGATGATGATGAGAAGTTGGCAGACGACAAGCAGATGCTCTCGGCTGTTGTGTCGCTTCAAGAAGAGTCTCGGCTGAAGGCCACAAAACAAACATTGGTTAGGCCGCTGACGGGCTTCCGAACGAGCAACCTATTCACAGGTGGTCATGGCGGCGTGTCGCTAAGCAGCGAAATTGAGCGCGACATAGAGAGCGCTGACAGCATTTGCATGATTGTATCGTTTCTGAAGTTGTCGGGCGTTAACCTTATATACGACAAGCTGAAACGCTTCTGTAACAACAGCAAGCACAGGCTACGCATCATCACGACGACCTATTGTGGCGTTACAGATGCCAAGGCTGTGGAACGGCTGGCCGGACTGCCAAACACGGAGATACGCATTTCCTATAACACGGAGATTGAGCGCTTGCACGCAAAATCGTATATCTTTGAGCGCAACTCAGGTTTCAGCACGGCTTATATAGGGTCGAGCAACCTGTCAAAGTCGGCGCAGACAGATGGTCTGGAATGGAACATTCGTGTTACGAACGTTGAAAATCCGCACATTATAGATGCTGCACTTGCTACGTTTAACATATATTGGAACAGCAACAACTTTGAAGACTTTCGTGTGGGCGGCGTTGACAAGCTCTACAAAGAGCTGGAGAGAATCAGAACGCCCAAGATTGCAACTGATGTGCTGAGCAAATACACCATTCTGCCTCACCAGAAGCAGATTTTGGACAGGCTTTGCGCCATTCGCGAAGGAGGGGTCAAGCGCAACCTTGTCGTGGCTGCCACTGGCACAGGCAAGACTGTCATTTCGGCTTTCGACTATAAGCTGTTCACGGAGCAGACAGACGGCAAACACAGGTTGCTGTTCATTGCGCACAGACAGGAGATCCTGAAGCAGTCGAGGCTTACGTATAGGAGCGTGTTGCAAAACGCCAACTTTGGTGATGTGTGGGTGGGCGACTCGCGCCCTGTCAATGGCATTGACCACCTGTTTGTGTCTGTTCAGACTTTCAACTCAAAGTTTGACAGCATCTTCAGCCGCCTGCCCGACAACTATTATGACTATATTGTCATTGATGAGGCTCATCACCTTGTGGCTGACAGCTACAGAACGGTTCTTGACAAGTTTAAGCCGCAGCTGCTCATAGGTCTCACGGCCACGCCAGAGCGTATGGACGGAGTGAGCTTGCTCCCCGATTTTGACAACCAGATAAGCGCCGAGATACGTCTGCCAAAAGCTCTTGACGAGGGATTGCTTACACCATTTCAATATTTGTGCATAAGCGACGATACCGACCTTACCGACGATGAGCTTATGCAGGGAGACCGTTATGTGGCTACCAAGCTTACAGAAAAGCTTTGCAACAAGGAGCGCGTGGGGCTTATTGTGAACCGTCTGCAATATTATCTGCCCGACGAGCACGGCTGCAGGGCGCTGGCGTTTTGTGCCACAAAGCGCCATGCTCAATACATGGCTGAGCGGTTTTGTGATGTGGGTTTGAAGGCCGCTTTTCTTACGTCAGACAACGATGAGGAGCGTCAAACGCTCAACAAGCAGTTGGCTAAGGGCGAGATAAACTATCTTTTTGTTGTAGACATCTTTAACGAGGGTGTGGACATTCCTTCTGTCGATACCGTGCTGTTCCTGCGTCCAACCGAGTCGTTAACCGTCTTCTTGCAGCAGTTGGGTCGTGGCCTTCGTCTTTATCCTGGCAAACAGCAACTCACGGTCTTCGATTTTGTTGCCCAGCTAAACAAGAAATACGATTTTGCCAGCCGTTTCAGAAGTCTGCTCACACGAACAGACAAGAGCGTGGCAGAACAGGTGAAGAACGGGTTCACGCTTTTGCCTCATGGGTGTACCATACACATGGAGGAGAAGGCCCGAGACTATGTGTTGCAGAACATTAAGGCTGCAATCTATAACAAGAAGCGTCTTGTGAAGGAGCTGCGCACCTACACCTCTTTGCCGTCGCTTGGCGAGTTTATCGCCAACAACGGGCAGGACATTCGCCTGATTTATAAGGGAGGCAACTGCTGGTCGAGTCTTAAGAAAGAGGCGGGCCTATGTGTGTATGCCGAGGACGAGAACACGAAACGTTTTACAAAGGGAATTGGCAATTTGGTGCACGTCAATAGTTTGGCGTATATCCACTTCATACGCAAGGTCATGAAGGCAAAGGGCCGCTTGACCTGTGACGGCAAACAAGAAGAAACTTTTGCTGTGATGCTTTATTACAGCTTGTTTGGCGACAAGATAAGCAAGGTTGGCGTGAAGAGCATAGGTGAGGCATTGGCACGATTGGCACATTATCCTGTGTTCGTGGCCGAGGTGTTGGAACTTACCAATTATCTTGTGGCTAATGTAGGCAAAAAGACCTTTGCCGTGGGTGAAGGAATGCCTGCAACGCTTGAACAGTATGGCTGCTACACGCGTGAGGAGGTGTTTGCCATTTTTGACCGTCAGACGGCAGACAAGAAAATGCAAGGATCGGTAGCTGGCGTTTTCAATATAGATGAGCTGAACACCGAACTATTCTTTGTAACTCTTAACAAATCGGACAAAGATTTTTCTGCCGAGACGATGTATAACGATTATGTTGTCAGCGAAAACGAGTTTCATTGGGAGTCGAAAAACACCGACACACACGCCGGCAGGGGTGGGCGCTATGTAAGACAAAAGGAGAACGGAAAGAAGTTTCTGCTCTTCGTGCGCGAGAACAAGCAAGACGGGTTTGGCAACACATGTCCGTTTATCTGCTTCGGTCTGATTGACTATATCAGCTCTAAGGGCGACAAGCCAATGAAGATAAGCTGGAGAACGCATCAGCCCATTCTCCCTAGCTTCTTGAGTGCTGTATAATGCTGGCTTCGAGAGCCGTATGACGATTTTTTATAACTGCTTTTAAACGATGTGTAAAGAACGAAAAAATGTGGAGGTTGTGGCTGCCATAATTTGTGATGGCAATAAGGTGTTTGCCACACAAAGAGGATATGGTGAATGGAAAGACTGGTGGGAGTTTCCCGGTGGAAAGGTTGAAGAAGGCGAAGGGGCTGAAGAAGCTCTTCGCAGAGAGATCAGAGAGGAACTTGTCACGGACATTAGGGTGGGAGAAAAGCTCACAACTGTGGAGTGGGACTATCCTAAGTTTCATCTAACCATGCATTGCTTCCTTTGTGAGGTGGTAAACGGTGGTCTTACGTTGCTTGAGCACGAGGCTGCACGTTGGCTCACAAAAGAGCAGCTAGGCTCGGTGAAATGGTTGCCTGCCGACGAGGAGGTGGTCAACAAATGTTTGCTGAGATGAACGTATTATTACTTTGAAGCCCGAAAGGATGCACGGTGTCGCTGGTGACGTTATGCAGGAATACATAACAAGCGAAACAATCTGTCAAGAGTATATTGTTACTTGGCTTGTATATAGTCGAGTGCATGGCGCATAGCGAAGCTTACTCTTCTTCAGAATCAGAATTCCTTGACTCGTGTATCTCTTTTAAGACTTCTTGGTATTGCTCATAATCTTTGCCTTTCATCATATATGAATACTTGTCATTTGGGTGGCGAATAAAAAGCCGATTCGTCCACAGACATTACATGGGACGGTGGAACAAGCTACCAAGATAACAGCATAGGAAAGATGCACAAAGTGCAGGAAAGGCGGTGCGCCACGCCTTACTCCTTTGAAAATCGGGATTGGCTACCTTTCGTTATTGACTCTCACGCCTGAGAGATTGCAAAAGCTGAAGGTGCAAATAGCGAAGCGATGGAAGTGCTGAATACGAAGCATACCGCTGAAAAAAGAAAAGCCTTCATCCTGCGTTGGGCGCAAGACAAAGGCGTATAGGAAAGGGTGATTAGGCAGTGTTCCGCTTCATTAATCTACTACTACTGTATCAACTGCGGTTGTATCTGCCTCTATTATATTCTTGTCTGGGAAAAGTTCGTTCAAATAGCCATAGGAAATGTTCGACAAATCATCTTCCTCACAAGCATCTTTGTATTCACTTATATCTATAGAGAGTGTAAATTAAACTGTGTCAAGCTACAATAAAAGTAGTTTAACACAGTTTTTATATTATGGACAACTTAGAAA